CCTTACAAACTTATCATGGTGTACTTACTGGAGCGATTCATATATGGAGTGAATCAAATGATTTAGGAAAGCATGATAATTGTATTGCTTTTGTTGAACGATTATTATCCTCACCAATTCTAATTCAAAACTATCAAGTGAGATTAAAGGAACTATTGATTAATACGATTGACGATAATTCTGCGGATACATTGCTTCTTCATACAATTGTTAATGTAGAATTTGAAATATTATAGGAGGTAATGACATGTATAAAGACAGTAAAGATAGAATATATTTATTTAGAAAATGTGGTCAAAAAGTAGATGTGTTGGGGTATATTCATGTTTCATAATAACTCCTTAACTGTTTAACAATCTTTTAAAATCATCATTTACTTGTTTTTTAAGTGCTACATAGGTAGGGAAAATAAAAGGTTCTTTATTCATAAAGCGTGTTCCATATTCCAGGTAACCACTATAATGTGCATTTGATAGAATTTGATAATGTAACGGTGCAATCTTTTTCGCTTTAATTTGACGTGCTAAATTACCCGTCCAGTAGCCTTTAACGAAAGCATGTTGCGCATTTTTTATAGCTATCTCGACACCCTCATTAGCATTGTTTTTCAAGATAAAATCTACATCATCATCGATATCTTTATACATCTTTCTAAACTTTCGTAATAATTTATCTACACCAGAGACTTGCAATTAGACAAGCTCCTTGGCATATATTGATGTAGTATGAGCATAGCGCTTCAATTTGACTACTTTATAAAGTTTATCTGCTATTATTGCGTGCGTTGGTATATCAATTTCAATCATAGTCGGTAACCTAATGACATTTATATCTTTGGACACTTCCCCGAATTCCAATCTCACATTTTCTGCAGTTAATGCATTTACATTACATGCAAATGTACCTATTTCATCTTTTATGATTTCTTTTCGTTTCGTAGTTGGATTATATTTTGAATCAAATCTATGTAAAAGTGTGACCCTTTCTTTATAATTCATTAATAAAAATGTACAAATCCCTTTTTGTCATCTTTAAAATATAAATTATTT